GTGGTCTTAAAAAAGAGAAAGCGTACTCCAATAGGCAAAATGTCTAACCAAAAGGTATATCCAAAATTAACATTTGAACAAGCTATCGACTTAGTTGTATCAGGTAAGAGTGCAGAAGGGTTAAGAGAACGCACATTGAGAGATTATCGTAAGGATTGGGGTTATTTCGTTAAATGGTTAAATGAAAACTATGAGATTGAAACAGTTGATGAATTATCACCACAGATATTTAGAGATTACATTAATTATTGTAAGTATGATGCCCCAAAATATGATGGACATAAATACATTAAAGGAGATAAAGGGATAGGGTTATCAGATACAACAATCAATATTCGATTAAGAGTATATAGAGCAATGTTCAACTTCCTTGAACGTGAGGAATTAATTGCATTTAATCCTATGCAGAATGTTCGTTTATTAAAGCAAGATATTGACCTTACAAACTGTTTAACTGATGAAGAAGTGAGGGATGTATTTAAACAACCGAACTTGCGTGATTATGTAGGATTTCGTGATTATGTTGCAATGACTTTACTTTTAGATTGTGGATTAAGAGCAGGGGAATTACTTAGCTTGAGAATTACTGATGTAGATTTTCAAACTAGATTTATTACACTAGGCGGAGATAAGAATAAAAATAGAAAACCTAGATATGTTCCTCTTTCTGCTCATTCAATTAAATTACTCTTACAACTAATTGAAGAAAATAAAAAGCATTTTACAACTGATCGAATTTTCTTATCTCAATGGGGAGAGCCATTAGGTCAGAATCATTTTAATAAACGATTAAAGTATTATGCTGAAAAAGCAGGAATTGAAGGTAAGAAAGTTACTGCTCACGTCTATAGACATACATGGGCAAGAAAAATGACATTAAATGGATGTGATGCTTTTACACTTCAAAAAATGGGTGGGTGGTCTGATATACGTACAATGCGAAGATATATACAAATGGATACAGATGATTTAAGAAAATCACATGATACTTTTTCTCCCGTAAACACTTTATACAAAGGTGGTAACAAAAAATGAAATCATATACATCATATTCAATTAGTTCTTTTTCTTCTGTTTGCGACTGTCAGATGATTTTAGACGAACTTAAACATGATTTACAAGAAGTATCACTATCAAATGAACAATTACAAGCTATTAAAAGAATATTAGATAACAAAAAAGTAGAAGTTGAAGAACGCTATAAAAAATAAGCAAATAAAAAGAGGGTTAAGTGATTACAGTCACTTTCCCTCTATAACTGAATAAAACTAACACTAATCGCCCAACAAGCATAAGTGTTTATATAACTACTTTAACATTTTTAAAAAATGAGGTCAAGTGGTTGTATTAAATTCGCACTTTTTTAGTGTAGTTCGTCTAGGTTGCCCATTAACTGGACGTTAAACAAAACTGGTCAAGTTATGACTTAGCTACTGCAATAATTAAGTCTAGCGTACAATATGTCATTTTCTCATTCGTGACAGTACGTGAATGGTGCTATCGACCAATTGAACGGATAGGAGTGGAAGGTCTGAACGTTTACGGACGTTGTAGGACAAGTCATAGAGTATATGTTTAGTGAGTTCCTCTTTAGCAGGATAACTATTTACTTGTATAAGCACAATCGCTTATATAAGACATATACAAACTTTTGGGGGCAGAAGTAGAAAGTAGACTTGTTGTGTAGAGATACACGCAACTGAATGAGAGCATACAATACTCACAATACACTGTGACGCTTTATGCTATGAGTTGTCTGTCTTTGTTTCTACGATTCTATTTTTTAGTTTTGTAGCAAACAAGGCAGACAAACTTCGCACCAAGCCTTCAATTCCTGCTCTGCTTTATGCCAAATTGATAAACAAAAATCAAATTAGAAATAACCACTTTTATAAAACTCTCGTATCCCTTGTGGGAGTAGGGGGTTCAGATTCGATTACAAACCATATATATGGAAGGAGTAAGCAAAAGAAAATCAAGAATGTCCAAAAATAGAAAACGATGATGAGCCATACTCTCCCAACGTTTTCAAGATTCTATAAAAATAACGGTAAAATTACATAGTCCTCAAAACTCAATAAAATCAATAGTTTAGATAATATTTCTGAATTTTTAGATAATTGTCTATAAGGGAGACAACGCATCATCATGAATAAAAGTATGTTGAAGGTTGTTGATGAAGAAGAAAAGGCACTATATACAATGTATGAGTGGAACAATTGTCCGAGTGGTTTTTATAAAACTGAAGCATGGTTCTTAACTGAAGATGGATTATATGAAGTATTAATGCAATCACGTAAACCAATTGCAAAATCATTTAAGAAACAAGTTAAATGGTGTGAGGAATGTGGTGAGAAATTAATTAAAATTAATAGTAATAAATCTAAGTATTGTAAAGAATGTGCCGATAAAATACAACAGATGCAAAAAAATAAATGGAAGAAAAATAGAAAACGATGACGAGCCTTACTCTCCCAACAGTTTCAATAGTTGATAAGAAACAACTGTAAAATTACATAGCTCTCAAAACTCAATAAAATCAATAGTTTAGATAATATTTCTGAATTTTTAGATAATTGTCTCTAAGGGAGAGAACTATTGAAGATGAAAAAATAATTTAGCTTTTATAAAACCTACAAAACCGTTGATATATCAACGTTTATAACGCATGACTGCAAACCATATATATGAAAAGAGTATGAATCGCATTAAGATATTAATTTTTATTTATATTTTAATGCGATTCATACTCCCTTTTTTTATTCCTAGACGTGAGATGTTCTCACTTCTAAAATCCTTCAATTTAATTTAATTTAGTTGAGATGTTATTGTTATTAGTAGCATCTCTCCTACTTTCTTTTTTTTATTTATATTTTTAAATAAAATTAGGTAATTTGTCACTCTTATATAGAGTGGCTTTTTATATTTATAAAACAAATTAAAACAAAGGATGATGACTCATGTTTACACTATTTAAAAAGTGTAAAATTAAACGAGATAACAAAAAAATGATTAAACACATTTTAGTAACTATTAATCAAATTAAAAAGGAGATGTCAATGTAATGGCAGAAATAACAACTAATGCATATGCAGATTTACGTAGTTACATTAAGTCAAATTGGCAGTACATAGAATTGCAAGACGATCAATCTAATCCAATTTTACGATTATCTAATGCAGATAGTAGAGTTACTTCTACTATTGAAGGGAACAATGTCAAAATTACAGTAGTGGTTAAAGGTAGCGATGCAGATATTACGACACCAATTACTTTTGCTAAAAGTGTTATTTATAACGTTGCCACAGATGGCAATGCTTTGAGTGAGGAATCGTTTGACAACTTTACAATGCAGTCAGAAAATGACGAATTAACAGTAATACATACCATCGAAGTACCGCATTTAGTGTAAGGTTGTGTTGATATGACTATTTTAATTAGTACAGCACAAGAGTTACAAGATATTAATAATAATCTTACTGCTGATTATAAATTAGCAAATGATATTGATATGGATGGGTTTGAATGGATTCCGATCGGCGATGCTACTAATCGATTTAGAGGAAAATTTGATGGAAAAGGTTATAAAATATCAAATTTAACTTATAACAATACTTCGACAACAAATGTAGGATTGTTTGGATTGATAGACGGAGCAACAATTCAAAATGTAGGAGTTGAAAATGTTAATTTTAACGCTAGATTGACAGGGGGGTTAGTCGCTCAAGCAATCAACTCTACTATTACAAATTGTTATACAACTGGTCAAATCAATTCAGCGACTTCTTATGCAGGAGGTTTAGTCGGTACTACTAATAATAGCACTATTACAAATTGTTATAGTGCTGTCACTGTTTATAGTAGTAATACAAGCACATCATCATCAAATGGCGGTGTCGGAGGATTGATTGGACGAGCAAGTAATGTGTCTACTATTACAAATTGCTATAGCAGAGGACATGTAAGTAATTATCATAATACAGCGAGTGGATTGATCGGCTATGTTACTAGTAGTGACCTTAATACAATTGTAAACAATAGTTACTGGGATGTTGATACAAGCGGATTAAACACATCACAAGGCGGCGGAGTGGGTAAAACTACACAACAAATGCAAACTCAATCTACTTATCAAAATTGGGATTTTACAAATGTATGGTATATGAATGAATATCCTGAATTAAGAGTATTTGAAATAGAGAAAGAGCCAATTAATCGTCAAACTGTCAATGTAAATAGTTATCTATCATCTATACACTCTAATTTGTCGAATAGTAAACAATCAACAATTGAGTTAAAAAGTTACACACGTCCAATATTTGATAGCTTACGTATTCGTAGAAGCGTTTTAAGAAGTGCAGAGACTTACTTATCAAGTTTACATTCAAACGTCTTACAGAGCCATATAACGCTAAATAAAGCTACACGTCAAATTGATAGCTATAGCAATCCTATTTTTAGTAAGGTTGCTACGTTATATCCTGTTAAAGATGTGTCCAATTTTGGACTGATGTTAGCAATAGAAAATAACTCTACAATTTTTAACCATGAGAATATCTCACAGTTAAGTTATATTATTAATCCTTCAATAGTGGAGGTGATTTAGATGTATGAGGGAGATAGTATCAGATTAAAAGTACATTTTAAAAATTTTGATAACCAGAGTATAGATCCATCTAATATTACTTTGACGATTTATAACTTAGACAAAACAAAAATTGAAGAAATATCTATTACAGACAGCAACAAGCAAAATGTTGGTGTCTATTTTTATGATTATACTCCGTCCAGCAATTTGAGCGAGTTTGTATTTGAATTTAAAGGCTATTATAACAATAAACCAATCTTAGCGAGGGATATTGTAAAACTAAAATTTATTTAGGAGGTTACAAAATGGAAGAAAATACACAAGTAAATCAAACTACTGAAAGACAAGATGTCGTTGAGAATGAAGCACCTGAAACGGTATCTAAAGCCGATTATGACGCTTTGAAAGTCGAGTTAGAGGAATTACAAGCAAAACTACCACAAGAGCCTACAGACGCTGAAATTAATCTTAAAAAGCGTGAAAAAGAGTTATTTGATAAAGAAGTAACTTTAACTCTTAAAGAGAATGGATTTGGACAATTTGCACCGCTGTTTACTCATGTGCAAGATATGAATGAATTAAATTCATCTATTAAGTTGTTACAAGAAATCTATAAGCAAGACAAGATTAATAATTCTTATGTGCCTTCGGGTACAACAAGTACAACTGAATATGAGCAAGCACAAAACAAAAAAGACGCACAAGGAATGATTAGTGCAAAATTTAGTAAGTTATTTAGTAAATAGCAAAATCCAATTTTGGATTGTGAAGGGTGTCTATATAATAGATACCTTTTTCAATATATAAAAATTTTAAAAAATAGAATGGAGAATGATATTAATATGTTTACATCACAAAATTTTACGGAAACTGAACAAATTTCTTTATCAAACGAATTAGCTTTATTAGGAGTACAAGCTACACCATTTACCTCTTTATTGCTGTCAAAAGGTGTCGAAAAAGCGCTATCCACTGTCTATACATGGAAAGAAAAAACTTTAGATGATACGGCAGATATTTCAGCGGTGGAAGGTGGAGATACTACTGTATTTCAACAATCAACTAAACGTGAAATCACAAATATTCTTGAAATTTTCAAAAAAGCGGTATCTATTTCAGGTACAGCGGAAGCAATGCAATCTACAAAATTCAGCGAAGAAGTGGCTGACCGATTACTTGAACTCAAGACAAATTTGGAATCAAAATTAATCAATGGACTAAAAGCAGATGGTTCTACAGGTGATTTTATTCGTCATATGGGCGGTATTATTGAGTTTGCAGACGCTGACAATGCAGTAACAGTTGCAAGCACTGTAACAGAAGATACAATTAAACAAGCAATGCGAAAATTGTGGGATCAAAACTTATCAGAGGGGCAAGTATATGCACTTATCAACGCTGATTTAAAAGAACAAGTAGACGCAATCTACAAAGATCGCTACTCTTATCAACATGTTACAACTTCATTCGGATTGTTGGTTGATGAAATTGCAACAAATTATGGATCAGTTAAGTTTATCTTATCTAAACATGTTCCATCTGATAAAATTGTGTTCTTTAATGATGCTTATGTACGTCCTGTCGCATTACGTGAAGCACACTTTGAGCCACTTGCTAAAACTGGCGACTCAACAAAAGGGCAAATTGTCTGTGAATACTCACTTAAAGTAGGTTCACCGAAAGCAGTTGCCGTTTTAACTGTAACTGAATAATACATAAAAAAGGGGTAGGCGAAAAGGCGGCTTACCCCTATATTTTTAATCAAAAAGGAGAAAATAGTATGAAATTTACAGAAAAGGAGCAATTAATCATGTTACGCAAACGCAAAAAAATATCACAGGGACAGATTGCACAAGCATTAAATATCACACAAGCATATGTATCGCTTTTTGAGAATGATAAATGTGATTTTAATCATCAACTATTTTATAAATACAAAGCGTATATTATCGAAAATTAATCATTATATTTTTGTTTTTATTCTCCTTTTTCAATTTTAATATTAATTTATTATAACATTAATTTTATAATATTAATTTAAGTTTAAAATTTCTAATAATATTATTATTGACTTATATAATTTACATGTTATACTATAATTAATAAAAATTGAAAAAGGAGAAAAGAAAAATGATCACAATTTTAGACAAGCAAGAAAAAACAAAATTTAGCGTAGCTGGAGAATTAAAATTAACAGTCAAAAAGAATGAATGGTTATTTTTGGATAATATACTTCATGATGTTCCTGATTTTATTATTCCTTTTTCTCATAGTTACTCATATTTTGCAGAAGTATTAGATTATGATTTTTATAACTATGAGGATAGACAAGTCATACACATAGTATTTATTACAAACTTATACGCAAAAACAAAAGAAGAAGCTGAATTAGAAATAGCGTACAAACTACAAGCACATTTTTTAGATATTAAAGATATTAAAATAAAAGAAACATATGGCGAAGAAACTTATGAATTTGAAGTAATACATGATGTTTTAACTTTTGATATAGAAACATTAGAGGACAGAGCAAAATTGCTGAGTATTTGAACCAGTCCCCTGAATTAGGGATTCATATATAATATTTACAATTAGCGTGCTATATCATGTAGTACGCTATTTTACAATTTAAAATAAAAGGAGATAATTAGAATGAATAGAAAAGATTTCTTTTTTTGCTATAATCGAAAAATGGTAGATGAATTAATTGCAGAAGGTTTTACTTATATCACACGTGCAAAAAATTTAGTAACTAATGCACCATTTACCTTATTTTACTTGGACGACAAACTAGAAAAATATTTAAGAGATCGAGTAAATAACTAGTTTTCGCCACTTGTGGAGAAGATTTTATATAAATACATAACATAATATTAAAACGAGGAGATATTAAAACATGAAAAAATGGGTTAGCGAGATAGTTACACAAGACGAAATTAAAAAATGGGATAATGGCGATGTAATTACAATCACCGCAGGGACAGGGGCAGGTAAAAGCAGATTTATTAAAGTTAGTTTATATGCTCATGCTAAAGCTAAAAATAAGAAGATTCTATTTTTAATACATAGATCAAATTGTGTAAATCAGTTTCAAATTGAAATTGCAAAGGATAAGAAAACAGATGTAATTGATATTAAGACATATCAATCAATTGAATCAACTATTTTAAAAAAAGGTTACTATGATTTTTCAAATTATCAATATATTGTATGTGATGAGTTCCATTATTTTATTAGTGACGCAAGTATGAATAAAACAACTGATATGTCATTAAATGCAATTCTAAAACAAACAGATCAAATTAAGATAATGATGAGTGCAACAGCAAATAAAATGAAGAAATATCTCAACAATTTTGAAAAAATAACTACTATTGATTATGAATTGCCGATTACTTACGATTTTATTCAAGATTTAACGATATTTTATAAAGACAGCACAATAGAAATGTTTATTCAAGAATCTATTAAACGAAATGAGAAAGCTATTTTCTTTATCCAATCTGCAAAAAAGGCACATGAATTATACGAAAAGTATAAAGATTATGCAATTTTTAATTGTAGTAAATCTAATCAGTATTATAAATATGTAGATAAAGATAAAATTAAATCTATGTTAGAGAATCAACGTTTTGATGAGTTAATACTTATCACAACCACAACAATGGATGCAGGGGTAAATATAATTGATACTAGTTTAAAGCATATTATATGTGATGTAAAAGATACTGATACGATGATTCAATGCATTGGTAGAAAGAGAATACAAGGTATAAATGATAAGATTCAATTATACATAAAAAATATCAATAATCAAGTTTTGGGCGGTAAGCAAACTCAACTAAATAAAAAAAGAGAAATGGCTAAATATTTAAAAGAGCATACTATAGAAGAATACATAAATAAATATTTTAAAGAAAATGATAAATATAACATGGTTTATGATGTGCCAAATGGTAATGAAAATAGTTGCACGAAAAAAATAAACTGGTTAATGTACTTTAAATGTTTAATAGATTTAGCAGAGATTGACAAGATAAAATCATATGATGACAAATTTGGATATAGTAAATACATAGCTGATTTGTTTAGAATTGAAAAATATAGATTGATTGAAGAAGAGAATCAAAGGGAATCACTTGAACGATATCTAAATAGTATTGTAGGTAAAAAATTGTATAAAGATGAACAAAAAGAATTGATTAATGTGGTAGGCTTGAAAGATGCTAGATGTAGATTACAAAAGAGTATTAAACAACTTAATTTATATTTTGAAGAAAATAAAATCTCATACATAATTATTCCCAAAAAATCAGGGAGTTCAAGATTTTGGGTAGTAGATACTATAGAAAGATAATACATTAAAATGGGACAAAATGTGGAGTAAGCTGTTTATAGAGCTTTATCCATAAAATGTCCCTATTTTAAAATTAACGTATTATGTATGTTCTAAGTATATTCGAATTGTAGAGTTAAAATCAATAAAATTTATATCCTGTGAAGCGTTCTACGCTGAACAAGTTGGACAGATGGTTTTTATCTGTACAACTCAATCTTTTGAACTTTTATTAAATTAATAATCAACTAATAATAGTAGTAATATAGGGGGAAACATAGGCTACACAAACAAGTTTGTTCCGCTATGTCAACGTTTCCCCCTCGCTACGCTCACCCCCTTCCACCAATATTACGACTAAAATTGTAAGTCTTATTTTAAGATAACAATGTGGTAGCACAAAATTGAGCCGCCATATTTTGTAGGGAAAGATGTTGTAACTATTTTAGGTTATGTTAATGGTAATAGAGATTTAGAAAGACATATAGATAATGAAGATAGAATTATGCTTGATAAAACTCAATACCAAAATGGTATCGAGTTCAACTATAAAGAATTGGGACAACGTGGAGGTTGGATAATCAATGAATCAGGTCTATATAGTTTAATCTTATCAAGTAAATTTAACTAAGATAGATAAACTATCTCACAGTCAAAAATTCGGCAGTGAGATTTTTAATTTTAAAAAATAATTGGAGATGATAAAATCATGAATATACAAGAAGCGCTTAAACAAGTGAGATGGGAAAATGCTATGTACTTTAAGTATAAATTTCCTGATCTAGCTTTTGATAAGTCTAAACCTCTTAAAACAGAAGAACAGTTTTTAAAATCAGTCCAACGTCAAACAATGAACAGTTTTTACAGATGGGAAAAAACAGATCAATATAAAATGTTAGTTACGCTATATCTCAATACTAAAGCGATACAAGACTATGAGGACATTTATAAAATTGTATCAGAACAAGCCAAAAAAGGTGATGAAAAGAGTATTAAACTATTTATACAATTACAAAAAGATTTACAACAACAATCAAAATTAGCCAAACAATACTTTACAAAAGTTGATGAGGTTGCAGATGATGACGGATTAAGTCTGGAAGTGTAGTTGTATGACTTTAACAAAAAAACAAAAGTTAGATAAGATTACAAAAGACTTTAAACTATATGCTAAAAACTTTATCAAGATTATTAATAATGATAATGAGAGCGTACCTTTTGTATTAAATCCTGAACAATCTCAATTTATAGATGAAATGGGTAAATATAACGTTTTACTCAAAGGACGCCAAATAGGATTTACAACGCTGTCATTAGCTTATATGTTATACAGTGCGATGACTAAAGCAGATACATCTTACTTGATGATGACCCATAATGGGAAGGTTACACAATCATTACTACGCAAACTAAAAAAGATGTATAATTCGCTCCCTCATGATAAGTTTGACATATTCCCAAAAACGACTATTGATAATAGAGATGAGTTGAGTTTTGTAAATGGTAGTAGAATTGTTGTAGCAACAGCAGAAGGAACAGACAGCATATCAGGGAATACATTTCAAGTTATACATTTGTCAGAAATGGGTAAGTACCCCAAAAACGTACAGGAGGAAATTATAGCTACTGCTATCCCAGCCTTAGCAAAAAACCCTGATAGTGCGATAATCATTGAATCAACTGCAATGGGATTTAACTATTATCAAGAATTGTTTATGCAAGCGTATCGAGATAAAGAAACTGTCTGGAAACCATTCTTTTATAGCTGGCTAGCTAAAGCATACGAAAAACAATTTAAGCATAGTTTTGATGAAGCTGAGGAATGGTTTAGAGTCAATAACAAAGGTAGTAGAATGAGTTATAACGACTTAGAGCAAGATGAAATAGAATTGAAAGAGAAATACAACTGTACATATAGACAATTGATGTATAGACGATACTATATCACGCTAAACAGCCTAGAAAAGTGGAATAGAGAGTTTCCTATTACGCCTGAAGTAGCATTTAGTACATCTAATATTAGTGTATTTGATACAGATAAAATATTGACTCGATTTAATCATGCGAAGAAAGCTATACATATTAAGCAAGTCAAAGAGAAACTACCGTCTACTCTACATAAATATTTGAATAAGTCATTGTTTATTTATAACTTTCCAATTCCTAAAATGCGTCATTTTGGCGGTATAGACGTGGCATCAGGTGTAGGAGGGGATAATAGTACAATTAGTATATTTAATGCAGAAGGAGAACAATGTGCAGTATTCTATTCAAATAAAGTGCCAGTTTACGAATTCGCTCAAGTAATCAATGATTTAGGTAGGTACTTTAATTATGCCTTTTTAGCAGTAGAAAGAAACAGTTATGGTCTGCCGTTACTAGAAAAGTTGAGAAAAGAATATGGATATGAGAATTTACTAAAACAAAAAATATTTAACGAAAGAGGTAAAAAGGTACATCAGTTGGGCTTTATGACGACAAATGTCACGAAACCAATTATTGTCAATGACATGAAAGAACATTTTGAATGTAATTTGATACTAATACATTCTCTCGAAACGTTAGACGAGATGAAAATATTCCAAGACGTAAATGGAAAAATGGGAAATAAAAAGGGAAATAATAATCATGATGATTTAGTAATTAGTGTAGCAATGGCTGTACAAGCATTAAAACAAAATAAGTATTATGTAGCTATTTAATTTTTTTGACCTGGGGTAACGTTTTGTTCACCCATAATTTTATTAAGCAAGGGTGTCGCACCCGAGGTGGTGATTTGCCACCCTAGCTTATCATCACTATCAACATGTCGTTTTAAAGTCGCCATTTTAAAAGGCATCTTCAGTTTTTTTGTTACGTAGCATAACACGACAGTAGGTCTGACACGTCAAATTAACGTATCAGGTAAGTACCCAAATTGGGTACGCAGGTCAGTACACTTTTGTTCTGTACTGTCCTAACGCAGGTCAGTACACTTTTGTTCTGTCCTATTTTATAGTGGTCGTTTAAAACGACCACGATCTCACTACCCAAAATTGAGGAGTGAGATTAATTAAGAAAGAAGGTGAGTAAGTGGAAAAATTAGCATGGATATGGACATTAACATTAACAGGATTAACGTGGTTAATTGGTGATTGGAATGTGAGTTTATCTATATTAGTTGTATTTATGATATTAGATTTTATTACAGGGATTATTAAAGGCTTTATGACTAATACAGTATCAAGTAATACAGGATTCAAAGGTGTAATGAAGAAGTGTATGTACTTTGTAGCGTTGATCGTTGCCAATATGCTGGATTTACTAATAGGTGGAGTACCAGTGTTTAGAACGATGGTAGCTTATTATTTAATAGCTATAGAGGGAATTAGTGTGTTAGAAAACCTTGAAGCTATGAATGTACCTCTACCACAAGCAATTAAAGAGAAATTTACGTCAATTAAAGATGAAAATAAATAGAGGTGATATGAATTGGAATTAAATGAATACATAAATGCTAAGTATGATGGTGAATCAGATTGGTTTGTTCAAGTTGTTAATGAACCTTCTAATCAAATGAGAGTACAAGATATACATAGTAAAAAAGAGTATTTAAACGGTACACATGCTATTTTAAATAGTCCTGCATATAAATACAATGGTAAAATATATAACCCCCGTAAAATTGTTGTGAGTTATGCTAAAACGTTACTTAACTTTCAAAAGTCATTCTTATTGAGTAAGCCAGTTGTGTATACAGGTAAAGAACGTGTAGTTAAAGCCATCAATGAGATTAATCGCAAAGGTAAGATGGACAGAATCAATGTTAAAATCCTACACAACTTATTGAGTTATGGTGAAGCATACGAGTACCTATATATACAAGATGGAAAGATTAAGTCACGTATCATTGATACAGAAGAAGGTTATCCATTATACGATCATAATAATGAGTTGATGGCATTTGTACAGCACTATATTAATGATGGTATCTCATACTACATTGTATATACTCCTGATAATGTATATGAGTATTCTAATGAAGGTGGAACGTTACATTTAATTGGTGAGTACAGCAACCTAAGTGGACTACCTGTTATTTATAAAACAGATAATGAACTATCACATACTAGAGGTAAGTCAGAACTAGATGATTGGATATTCATATTAGATGAGATTGAGAATGTATTATCTAAGTTTACTGATACTGTATATAAGAATATGAATCCTATTCCAGTTGTATCAGGTCAGGAGTTAAAAGGTAATGGTATAGCAACTAATATTGTTGGTCAAGGTGTACAGTTAGATGATGGCTCAGAGTTTAAGTTTGCAAGTATTCAATTAGATGTTGAAGCGTTCAATGCTTTATATGATAAATTAATACAAACTTTATTTGATATTAGTAGTATACCTAATGTGGCTATGGATAAAGCAGAGATAGCAAATGTATCTGAAACGAGTATACGCATATTGTATAGTCTAGCGAATGTCAAAGCAAAGATAAATGAAAACTATTTGCGTGATGGATTTGAAGAAAGATTAAATAAATATCGTATCTTGTTATCTTATTTAGATGTAAACTTTACAGATGATGAGTTTGAAACGTTAGATATTCAATTCTCATATGATGTACCTAGCAATGATACAGAAGTGATTAATAACCTTAAAACGTTATATGAAATGAAATCTATGAGTTTAGAAAGTGTATTAGAGAAGTCACCATATATAAATGACAGTGTACAGGAATTAGAAAGAATACATAATCAATCAGTAGAGCAAGATTTGAGTACAGTTGATAATCATAATAGTACGGTGGGAAATAATGAATAAATGAATGGGAAATAATTAAGAAGGAATGTTGATAGGATGGGGAATAGTGTGAATAGTATAATGCTACCTTGCACGTTTCATGTTATAGCACAATCCTTAGTATATCTAACCTGTATCAATTTTAATAATAAATAATACCGATTTTTGACCATTTTCCTCTTAATTTTTAAACTGTAATAAATGGTACTTATTACCATATAATATTGAATAGGAATATTTACCTATATAAAATAATCAACTATTTACTATTCTAATTCACTTCATTTTATACATTATTTTTGGGAAATGATGAAATAGTGCAGGCTATAAACGTTGATATAATCGCAATGTATAAAATAGTGTATATTCAATAAAATTGTACAGTTAAAGAATCCAGTCATATCAATGGTTCATAGCTATATTTAGTTGACATAACGTGGGTTACGGGAAGTTAAATTGAATATTATATACATCAATATACATTAAAATGGTGCTTATTTTATAAAATATATACATCAAAATATAGTAACTATTTGTAGTTTATAGTAATATTCAATTACTCTATTTGTTATAAAATGGCTCTAGCAAGTCATCTTACACCCACTAAAAAATTTTTAATTGTAGAAGCGACATGATGTCTACTCTTAAAGAAAGGAGAACGATAAATGTTAAATATTGAACGTTTAAAAATGGAAGTAAAGGGTATCACATTAACAGATGATGAATACAAAATTTACTTAGATGAAAATGATTTAATGGCAACAGAAGTCTATCAATCTAATTCAATTAGCAATAAACGTAAAATCTATGCTACTGCATTATCAATTTTAGAATCTATTGCTAACAATCCTAATTCAATGAAAGATTATAAACTAGATGACATGACAGTAAGTCAGTACCATGAAAATTTAATGGCTCGCATTGATCAACTACAAGCTAAAATAGATAAGTTGCAACAAGAAGAAAATACTACGAATGATACTTCATTCTTTATGCTATTTAATGATTAAGATAGGGTGAAGTACCGAATCAGTACCTCAGGTCAAAATATGGAAGGGGGTTATTCAAAAATGATTGATGATGTTCAATTTTTAATTGATAATGTTGGTCAAAATGTACTTATAGATGATGTAGAACGCAAAGTATTAGTAACAAATCCAACAATTGGAGAATTTGATACAAAATATATACATAGTCTTGAGCCAATTGTACAAGGGGCATATGCTAAAATAGATAATCATACATACATTACAATTTACGATGAGCAAGTTAAAAGATATGATAAGTATAAAGTTAAATGCAGATTATGCAATTATCATCTTGTCACAAGTCACGAAGAAAAAATATTGATTGGTTATGATGATTTGAATAGACCCGTATACGAATATAAAACTGTCATTGATGGCGAGTATGCTTGTATTGTTGAGCAGATTAATTTTAGTAATACATCTAATCAAGCAGTTAATCAATTAGATGATGTCATTTATTTGACTATACAAGATAATGAAGCTATTAGACAACAGTATACAGTAAACTCTACAATCAATTATAAAGATACAAATTTAACATGTATTGGTATTGATAATACTAAAAATGGATTGTTGATTTATAAATTGCAAAAATAA